TCAACCTGCGACAAGCCAACAGTATGCACAATTAATACAGCAATTGTTAGCAAATCAAGGTATTAGCCAAAGTACCACAGGCACATTAAAAACTGTCCTGGCCAATATCAACCAACAAGGACAAAATGTTCGTAGTACAGGGAATCCAACCACAGACGGATTACTGAGATTACTGGGATTTTCAATAATATGAAATTAATAGAAGGTGGTAATGTCTTTAAAGACAAACAAGGCCAGGCTCTGTCAAGAAGAATTTTGCAAAAAGAAATTGCCCCGACTATAAACTGGCTCGAAGCTCTGACAGGGTTAAATTTTACCAAGGATCTGGACTCTGATAAACTACCTTCCAGATGGTTGGGCAGTACAGGGCGTAAAGCGGATTCGGGGGATCTAGACTTAGCAGTGGATTCAAAACAAATAAGCAAACCTGAACTTAAAACAAAATTAGATAACTGGATAAAATCACAGGGACAAGATCCCAAAAATTGGGTCAGACTGTCCGGGGAGGCCGTGCATTTTCTTACACCTATTCAAGGCAATGCAGAGAATGGTTTTGTACAGACTGATTTTATGTTTCTGGACAATGTGCCTTGGGGAATTTTTTGGCTAAGCGGCGGCAGAGACAGTAACTATAAAGGCCTTTATAGAAATATCTTAATGAGCAGCATAGCTAAATCTCTTAACATGAAAGCCAGCAGTAAGGGTATAATTGATAGATCAACTGATCAAGTCTTAACAATGAACCCCAATGATGCCGCGAAAGTGTTATTAAATCCCAATGCCTCTGCTGAAGATTTTAAAACTGTAGAAAAGATCTATGCAGCTTTAACTAGAGATCCTTCAAGAGATAAAAAATTAGCTGATTTCAGAGAATATCTAGCCAGAGATGGACTGTCAGAACCAGGGATAATGCAAGAAAATGAAGTGCATTTTCTTGCTAGATTGCGTGACAGAATAGTCAATAAAGGTATGACAGCTCTAGTAGAAGAAACACTAGAACCAGCACCAGTGGGCGGTCGTGCCAAAGGTATCGAACATCTTGAAGATTATGTGTTTAGAAAAGGCACAGCCGGCATTCAACAGGCCTTGGATATTGTTCGGCAAACTGCTGATACTCCTAAAGAAACTATTACAGTTAAATGGGACGGTAAACCTGCAGTGATATTCGGAAGAAAACCCGACACAGGAGAATTTGTCTTAACTGATGGGTCGGGTTTTGATGCCAAAGGCTATGATGGTCTAGCCACAAGCCCTGCTATGATGGCACAGATACAAAATGCGCGTGGTACCGGCAGAGAAAATCTTATTGCTATTTACAGCAAATTATTTCCTGTTTTAAAGGCTGCATTGCCAGATGATTTTCGTGGATATGTCAAGGGTGATTTGCTGTATTGGGATACACCACCCGAAATCAATGGTGCATATGAATTTCAACCTAACGAAGTCAAATACAGAATACCTGTCACAAGCCCATTGGGGCAGCGAATAGGTAATAGTAATATAGGCCTGGCAGTTCATTCATTTTACAGTGACCAAGGACAACCAAGACAACCTTTACCAAATGTAAATTTTCGTCCTGTATCTGGGTTGTTGCTGGAAAAACCAGTCAGTCTCGACACATTAGTGCCCGAACAAAAACTGATAAAACAACTGCAAAAGATCATTACAAAAGATGGCGCCGCTATCAATACTTTATTAAATCCTGTTGAGTTGAGATCAAATAAGATCACTGATTTAGCAAGATTAGCGGTAGATTTTGTCAATACCAAAGTAGGACAGGAGTTAGATAGAAATACTTTGGCAACAGAATTTTTGCAGTGGTTATCTGCTAATGTAACACCAAATAAATTTGCCAACATTATAAATTATTTAAAAAGTAATAGAACTAATGTCAATGGTTTAGCAGCGGCATTTGAAGCATTTAGCTTGTTGCATGATCTCAAAGTTGACATACAGCAACAAGGTGATCGTGCTCATCCCGGGCAGGAAGGGTGGGTAATGGCCACACCTGCTGGCTATGCCAAGGCAGTAGGAAGATTCAGTCCTAAGGCATTTGCTGCTCTGAACCGTGCAAGAAATAATCCCGCAAAATGAAATTCATTCAAGAACTTGTAGAAAGTCGAATGATTAGACAGCTTCAGGATGTTGAGCAGTTTAATCTTAATGATCTCATGGAAAGGCTATTTGAACATTTGTTAGCATTACAAGTTCTTGCTTTAGTAGATCCCAGGGCAGCAAAAAATTATACCAGTAGCATAGCAAATAATTTGCAGTTCAATGGTTTTAGAACTACACAAAAAGATCTTTATAATCTATTGAATTTTGTTGTCAATAACCGCGAATACCGAGACAAAATAGACCCTAATATAGATATTATATTGCCAATATATCATATTAAACGAAATATTAGAAGTATCAGTGACGGTCGTCTTGACCGCAATGACTACAACAATATGATGATGATCATTCAGCGGCAATATCATAGAATAGGACCAAGACAGGCCAATCTTCGTAGAGAAATCGGTGAATGGTCTAGACAAACACTGGATCAACGAGCAGAAATTATTAAGCAATTATTAATGTTGATGCGTGAGCGCCAGCTTAACAGTGATTTATATCATCTAATTGGTAACTTGTCAAAAAGCCAACTCTAAACCCAGAATTTCTTCCAAAATGGTAAATACATTTAGAGTGTTACAACTCAACAATTTAGGAGAGCTCAAATGGCAATCGTAACAATCGTTAATGGTGATTCACAACCAGTATTTAATTTAGACACACAGAATGGTCCAGTTGATCCAACCACATCTTATCCTTCTGCAACACCAACACAACCACAAGGTCCAAAACTAGACTTTTTCCGTTTAGTTGCAGCCAATACCATGGCCACACAAACCGGTGTCAATGAGTTTGTTGGCAACGTCATCCGTGGCATTCAACAGTTAGGCACAGTGGCAATTTACCAAGTCGATACAACAGCATTAAGTGTTGCTCTGTATCCAACTGGGTATACTACAGCACAAATTTTAGAGGCTGGAAACGTTGCAGTAGTGGCAGGTGTGAACCAGTTAAATAGTTGCACCAATGCAGGTTTCAAACTGACAACCTAATCTAGTAGTCCAACAGAGATTGGACCTTAGCCCTGGTTTTTTCCAGGGCTTTTTTTTGGCCTTAAATAACAGGCCATGCGTATAAGAATTACAACTCAATTTGATTGTACCGTAACTGGAGTGACAGGACATTATAGACCAGGGAAGATACCCTTTAAGGACAAGTCAGGTAATATCGTCAGTGACGAATCGACTTGGACAAAATCTCGTAATCAACAACGGAATTATGAATCTATAGTGCAGTTAATAAGTTTATTCACTCAACCCTTGAATCTCACTGTGCCTAAAAAAGAACATAACTGTTGGTCGTGGACTTTCGACAGTGAATACGAATCAATTTTTGATCTAGATCAGGACTGTTTGGGACTTTTGAAAAAACATGCTGCAGGAATACCAATGATCGTTGGCTTAGATGAACAAAATATTGAGCAATCTACTCTAGAACCAGGCCTGAATATTGACTTCAAATTAGAGAAAATCGAATAAATAAATTAAATTTGGATTTATACACTTATGGCCGACACAACTGATATTGAGAAAAAAAGTCTAGAAGCACATGTTGAGTTATGTGCCGAACGATATAGATTTCTTGAACATAAATTAGCCGAGGTTGACGAAAAAATTTCCAGTTTAGAAACTCTAATAAAAGAAGTTCATGGCGCTGTAATTGATTTGAGTTATAAAAGAAACGATCAAATTATTCAGTGGGGAGGAGCATTAATTGCAGTATTGGTCGCTGCTGTGGGTTATTTAATTGGTGTATATGTAATAAAATGATAGACACATTTATAAATTTTTTTCAACAAGAAAAAAACAAAATCGATAGAGATTTAATTGTCAAAAAAGGCAATGATTATTATGTCTTCGGACAATATTTAATTTCTAAAGAGTACAATAATTTGATTACAGTATATAAGAGAAAAGATTTTGTCGCAGAGTTCAGTGCTACTAATGCTGCTCTGGCCTGGTGCATTGCAGACAAATTTAACAAAATAGAACTCAGTAAAAATATAAGACATTTCGACGAAAACCATAGAAGACTCATTGATGACATTGAAACTAACAAAAAATTAGTATCGCGTTCAAATAAACGCAGAGAAAATTTACTTTTAACGAAACTGTCAACTAAGATAGAAAAGCTAAAATACAATCATATTCAGTTGAAAAAAATGATTGATCAGGCTAAATACTTACAGCAAAAAGGATTCTATCATGAAGATCACTGATTTATCAGATAACAAAAAAACAACTCAGGTCAAAACTGTGTTTGAAAATCATTTTCAACAGAAATTAGCCATGGATAATCTTAACGAGGATCAAGCACATGATTTTCTCAATCGCGTTAATGGTCTATTAGAGCAATATCAAACACGACCGGATTTTTACCACAGCGAGCAAAATCCCGCTTATCTCAAACTGCTTATGCTACAGCAAGGACTACATCAACATATTGCAGAACTAGCTGAAAATAATAAAACAGTGATCAACGAAGGGGAAGTGCAGCAAGCACAAGCAATTTTAGCTGCTCAAGACATGGTAGATCAGGTTCAAGGCATGATAGAAGATGTAAGTTCACTGAAATTCAAAGATTTACCTGCGCTAGTAGAAACAATGAAAAACACTCCTGAATTAGGAATGGACAAAAGTCAACAATTCAGCCGTGACGCCACAGCAGCATTAGATAGTCTAATTAAAAATCTCGAAGTCAGTAAACAGCAATTAGAAACTGCAGTGGGTGTTGTAACCGGTAATGTTGCTGCTGTTAGCCCGGTACCTATGCCCGGTGCAGACGGAGAAATGCCAGTGCCGATGGACCAAGAAGTCACTGACATCAATATAGATCAAGAAGTTGAACCTGCTGCAGAGCCCGAAGGCGGCCCAAATCTGGGTAGAGAGCGTAGATGAGAATTGACGAAGTTGCCGGGGCAGATTCGGTCATACCTAAACTAGTAGGCCTCAGTGAATGGTATGTGGGACAAAGTCAAGATGCTGCTGCACCTAAGGTAGCTAGCTTGAAAACTTTTATTGAATTAGCTCAGGATATGTCAGGCAGCACATTAACGCCCGACCAATTATCAGAATTGTCTAAGCAACCTCCATTGAGCAATTATATCGAATCCATTGACATGAAGGAACAAAAAGTATATTTTAAAGGCAGTGATGCCCCAACTAATACAATGTCTGTGCCTAAGGCAGAGAAAATTGTATCTCAAGCAGCCAAAAGAGCTGCATTTAAACGATCTTAAGGATAAAAATGCCCAGTCCACGACGAGTTAGTCAAATACTAAAGGGTAAACAACCTCCAAAGCCAAAAAGTATTAATGCTATGGCTAAAAGATCCGCTAGAAAAAAAACAAAATAGGAGAAATATTATGGCAATGTTGAATTTTGTAAAGCAGTGGGTCATTGACCGCGCTAAAGAAAGAACCAGTTGGGATGGCAGTATGCTTATTGCAGCTGGTATCTGTTTTATAGTATTAGGCCCATTGGCCGAAGTGGCTGCTTATGTAGCTATAGCTTATGGTGCATGGACAATATGGAAAAAAGAAGGACATCATATCGTCGAGGCCATTACAGAAAAGACAGAATGATCAAATACTGAAACTATTCCCGCAGCCACAGGTTGATGTTGCTGCGGGATTTTTTATTACAAAATTTGCACCTTCTAAGTTTTCTACAAAATCTATGGTGCACTCTGACAAATAAGTCATACTCATAGCATCTACTAATAACTTATATTGTCCCAATTCTACTACAAAATCATCTTGTTCTATTTCTTGATCAAAAGTAAATCCATATTGAAAACCGCTGCACCCTCCTCCCTGAACAAAAGTTCTTAGATGCATAGGTTCCGTTTCTTCTTGTAACAAGCTGATTATTTTTTGTTGTGCATTTTCTGTTATTGTAATCATACTTTTATTTACAATAAATAATTACAAAGGAGAATTTAAGTGGATAACAAATACAGTCAGTTTAAATCAATAGTCGAGGCAATGGAAGCAGATTTTACCAAATTCTATGACAAGAAAGTTAATGCCGCTGGTACTCGTGTAAGAAAGCATTTACAGGAATTAGCTAAATTGTCCAAGGATGTTAGAAAAGAAGTAACTGAAGTAAAAAATTCAAGAAAGATAGTGATGTAATATGTCTTACGGACCAAAAATATTAGACCATTACGAAAATCCTAGAAATGTGGGATCATTTAATAAAGATGATCCCACAGTAGGTACTGGTTTAGTAGGAGCCCCGGCCTGTGGTGATGTAATGAAACTACAAATCAAGGTGGACGAAAATGGCATTATTCAAGATGCAAAGTTCAAGACTTATGGCTGTGGCTCGGCGATCGCAAGTTCATCACTCGTTACGGAGTGGGTCAAGGGTAAGACGCTGGACGAGGCGGGATCTATTAAGAATAGTGAAATCGCCGAACATCTTGCACTCCCCCCAGTTAAAATACATTGCTCGATTCTTGCTGAAGACGCGATCCGGGCTGCGATAGAAGATTATAAAAAGAAAAAAAATTTATTATGATTCATTTAACACCGGACGCTAAGGAAAAAATAAAAGACAAAATTAAACAAAGAGGCCAGGGCCTGGGAATCAGAATTGGAGTCAAAACCACCGGTTGCAGTGGGTTAGCTTATGTGTTAGAATATGTTGACTCTACACATTCAGGCCTTGACCAATTTGAGTTTGATGATTTAATAGTTTACATAGATCAACGAGATCAAGTTCATCTTCAAGGTCTCACTGTTAATTATGTCAAAAAAAACCTCAATGAGGGATTTGAATTTCTAAATCCCAACGAAGATCAACGCTGTGGATGTGGGCAGAGTTTCACAGTGAAATCTTAAATGTACATTGAAAAATTCCAATATCATCGATTAACAAGAGAATCAGTCAACGGTCGTAGACTATATGCCACACCCGATGGGAACAAATTACCTTCGGTTACTACAATTTTAGATGCTACTAGGCCTGCAGAAAAAACCAAAGCCTTAGAGGATTGGCGCAGATTCGTCGGACATGAAAAGGCCAAAAAGATCACAACCGAAGCTGCGAATCGCGGTACTAGAATGCATAGTTACCTAGAAGAATTTATTAAAAAAGGACAGTTACCAGATCGAAGTCGAAATCCCTTTAGTTGGGCTAGCTATGAAATGGCTAAAACTGTAATTGATCAAGGCCTTTGTCATGTCACTGAATATTGGGGTGTTGAAGTACCACTTTATTTCCCAAAAATTTATGCAGGTACAACGGATTGTGTGGGATTACATAAAGGCAAAGAATCTATTATAGATTTCAAACAGACCAATAAACCTAAAAAAGAGTCTTGGATTGATGACTATAAATTGCAGTTAGTGGCCTATGCTTTAGCTCACAATGAAGTTTATGGCACTAATATTAAAAAAGGCGTAATATTAATGTGTGTCAAACCCGATGTCAATGATGCTTTTGAATTTACAAGTAATCCTGTTTATCAGGAATTTGCTATCGATGGCGCGGAATTTGGCCATTGGGAACAACAATGGTGGTTAAGGTTAGAACAATTTTATCAGCAGTAGTTCGATAAATACCTAAGAGGAAAGATATTATGGCCATTATTCAGGTATCAAGAATTACACAACGAAAAGGTTTGCAAGAAGACTTGCCGCAATTGGCCGGAGCCGAATTCGGTTGGGCCATAGATCAACAACGACTCTACATCGGTAATGGTACATTAGCCGAAGGCGCACCCACAGTGGGTAATACAGAAATTCTTACCCAATATAGTGACATTTTGGGTTTAGCAGGTTCATATACTTATCAAGGTGCTGCTGCTGGATATGTAGTACAAACCGGACCTTCACCTAGTGACCCGGTCAGTCTGACTCTTCAGCAGACATTAGACCAATGGGTAAGTGTAAAAAGTTTTGGTGCAAAAGGTGACGGTATTGCAAATGATACAGATGCTATAAATCGTGCATTATATCAGCTTTATTGTAGAGATAATAACCCAGAGATTAGACGCAGTTTATTCTTTCCTGCGGGTGTTTATAAAATTACTGAAAGTATTATTATTCCTCCTTATGCAACACTCTATGGCGAAGGTGCACTAAACAGTATTATACAAATGTCTGCATCGCCCGATGATAGCAGTTTAAGAGCATATGTGGCTAGACTAGGCGACAATTATCAAAACATTGGTGTTAACATTGGCAGTGTTCCTGGTTCTGTTACACCAACACATGTCACGGTTAAAGATCTGGGCTTTCAGAGTCTCGACGAGGATGTTAGTATTTTCCTCATTGAGGATGCAAATTTATGCAGTTTCGAAGATGTCAGCTTTATTGGTGCCTTAACAGCCGGTAATTTAACATCAGCAGGTGCAGAAATAAGTTGTGTTAGTTTTAATAGCAGTGTAAGTTTGGTTAGCAATAATATTGTTTTTCGCAGATGCTATTTTTCAGGCACTAATTATGGAATTTTCAATGACAGAGAAATACAAAGTATCTCAGTCAGTGACAGCGATTTTGACACACTTTATCAAGGTATTAGATTGCTTGATGACAGCGGGGACAGTTCAACAGGATTCCGCATAGTAAGAAATAGTTTTAACAATATCTATGTTGAAGGAATTTATACTGGCAGTGATGTTAGTTTGACTGCAAGCAGTCAAAATATCTTTTTAGATGTGGGTAATCATTTTTTAGGCACAGCCAATCCATTTACTAGTGTCATTAATTTTTCCAGTGCCAATAATATCAGTATAGGCGATTTATTCGAAAGAACGCCAGATTTTTCAACGGTATTCCCTAGAATTCAAATTAATGATCTTGCCAGTATTGCAATGGAGAATGCCGACACAACAAAATTCGGAACTTACATCAGAGAATCCGGCGTTAAAATTGACATATTAGATAATCAAACTAATACAGCAATCTTTACCTTTGATGCATCCTTAATAAAGGCAATGAAAGTTGATTATACTATAATAAGAGGTAATACAGTCAGAACAGGCAGTTTTGTCATTGTAGCATCAACTGATGGCACAGGTGGAAATTTGGCTACTAGCGATACCACAGCTACACAAAATTCCAGTACAGGTGTGACATTAAGTGCAGTAGAGTCTTCTAGTACTGTGACTTTTAGATATAGTTCTACTTCCATAGCCACTGCTGGTATTATGCGGTATTCAGTACAACGACTAGGCTAATGTGGTCTTCGACTTTTGATCAGCGGCTACAAAGCTGGCATCAGTTGAGATCTCGTTGTAGAGATTTAGAATTAGAATCAGCTTTGATCAACATCGATGATTGGTGGAAAAAGTCACCTTGGTCGCCATATTATCTCCACTGGGATGATAGAATAACATGGCCAGATCCTTGGCAATTACTTAGTGACAATATATTCTGCGATCTTGCTCGTGGACTAGGAATACTGTATACTATTGTGTTACTTCAAAGGCCCGACATCTTTGATTGTTATCTTATAGAACATCAAAACGATAATTTAGTCCTGGTTAACAATGAGAAATATATACTGAATTCATCTTCGGCGACCATAGTAAATAATAATCCCAATATCGAAAAACCCCGAAGACGGCTCGACAGCAAAGAAATAAAAAAACAACTAATTTAGGAAATAAAATGGTAAAAATTTCTGTTAAGAAAAGAAATGGTAGCACTGAGACATTAAGTTTGGAAAAATGGCAAACACAAATTGCTAAAATCTGCCGAGGGATAGCAGATGTCAGCCAAAGTATGATCGAAATAAAAGCACAACCACATTTCTATGACGGAATAACCACTAGGGAAATTGATGAGATTACGCTAAGAGCCATTGTTGATCTCATTGATATTGAAAGCAATCCTGAATTGGGGCATGTAAACTATCAATATGTAGCTGGTAAACAGCGATTAAGTATGCTGCGTAAGGATGTTTTTGGCAGTTACAATCCTCCTAAACTCTACGATATTGTAAAAAAGAATGTTGCTGCTGGACTTTATACCACGGAATTATTGAATTGGTACAGCAAAGAAGACTGGGATAAATTAGACGAGATAGTAGACCACAGCAAAGACGAACAGTATACCTATGCTGCCATTGAACAACTTATTGAAAAATATTTGGTAAGAAATCGTTCGACTGGAGTGATTTACGAAACACCACAAGTTAGATATCTCATTGCTGCAGCCACAGTTTTTCATAGAGAAGAGCCATTAACGGCCCGTATGCGTTATATAAAAGAGTACTACAATGCTGCGTCAGATGGTCTATTCACTCTTGCTACCCCTGTACTTGCTGGCCTTGGTACACCTACCAAACAATTTAGTAGTTGTGTGCTTATCCGAAGCGATGATGATCTTGACAGTATCTTTGCTAGTGGTGAAATGATGGCCAAATATGCCAGCAAACGCGCCGGGATTGGTTTGGAAATCGGCAGATTGCGACCATTGGGGTCACCGATTCGCGGCGGTGAAATTATGCATACCGGTATGATCCCGTTCTTGAAAAAATGGTTTGGCGATCTACGCAGTTGTAGTCAAGGGGGGATTCGAAATGCCAGCGCCACTGTATTTTATCCAATTTGGCACTATCAATTTGATGATTTAATTGTGCTAAAGAACAATCAAGGCACGGAAGAAACCCGTGTGCGACACATGGATTACGGTGTTGTGTTGTCGGCTTTCTTTTGGCGTAGATTTCGCAATCAAGAAAATATAACCTTTTTTGACCCTAACGAAGTACCGGATCTCTACGAAGCCTTTTATCGTAATACAGAACTATTCGAAGAACTTTACCTCAAATATGAACAGGATCCCGCTAAACGCAAAAAAGTCATCAGCGCCGACGAAGTATTCCGTGGTGGTATACTAAAAGAACGCACCGATACTGGAAGAATTTACCTTGTCAACATTGACAATGTCATGAAGCAGGGACCATTTGACCCAGAATATCATACAATATATCAAAGTAATCTCTGTTTGGAAATCAATTTACCTACCCGACCATTTAAAAGACTAGATGACACCGAGGGCAGAATCGCCCTGTGTACACTGGGAAGCATAAATTGGGGAGTATTCAGAAATCCTGAAGATCTTAGAAGAGCCTGCAGAATTCTGGTTCGCAGTCTTAACAACATACTGGACTATCAAGATTATCTCAGTGTACAAAGTCGTCTCAGTAATGAGGAAATACGACCACTAGGCATTGGTGTTACTAATTTGGCTTATTGGCATGCTCGACGAGGACTAAAATATGGTTCTCCAGAAGCACTGGCCGAAATCAAAAGTTTCATGGAACATCAAGCCTACTACTGTGTAGAAGCCAGTGTTGAGCTAGCACAAGAGCGTGGTGCCTGTCTTGACAGTGCAAGGACCAGATATGGACAATGTGTATTTCCCTGGGAGCTAAGAGCACAGGCAGTCAATGAACTCTGTGATTTTACACCAGAACTAGATTGGGAAATCCTGCGTGAAAAACTACGCACCCATGGCATTAGAAATGCCACACTAATGGCAATCGCTCCAGTTGAAAGTTCCAGTGTGGTCATTAACAGTACCAATGGCATAGAATTGCCCATGAGTTTGATTTCTACTAAAGAAAGCAAAGCCGGGTCATTGACGCAGGTTGTGCCCGAATATCAAAAACTTAAAAATCGCTATCAGCTGATGTGGGATCAAACTGACTGTATTGATTACTTGAAAACCGCTGCCGTCTTGGCGGCCTATGTAGATCAAGGTATATCGGTTAATACATTTTACAACCCCGCTAATTATCCAGAACGAAAAGTACCTGTTACTGTAGTAGCTGCAAATCTTATGCAAGCACATCGTTGGGGTATAAAGGGAATCTATTATAGTTTAATTAACAAACAGGGATCTCGAGTCAACAGCCAACAACCAGCAGCAGTGGATTACTCATCTAACAGCTATACTATAACAATAGACATTGTCGAAGACGAAGAAGATTGTTTATCGTGTAAACTGTAATGAACCTGTTTGATAACCTAAGAAAAGACTTAATGGAAAAATATAATGTCAAAACAACAATATAATTTACAAACTAAAACAGATTATCTTTCGAGAAAAATGTTTCTCGATCCTCAAGGTCCAGTGACCATTCAGAGATTTGAGGAAGTCAAATATCGAAAAATATCTGATTTCGAAAATACTGCCAGAGGTTTCTTTTGGCAACCCGAAGAAATATCATTGACCAAAGATGCAGCAGATTTTAAAAATGCCAGTGATACTGTTCGTCATATCTTTACCAGCAACCTATTACGGCAAACGGCATTAGACAGTCTCCAAGGTCGCGGCCCCAGTCAGATCTTTACACCAGTTATCAGTTTGCCCGAGCTAGAAGCACTGGTCTATAATTGGACATTTTTTGAAACCAACATACACAGTCGTAGCTATAGTCATATAATTCGCAATATCTATAATGTGCCTAAGGAAGTATTCAATACTATTCATGACACTAGAGAAATTGTAGACATGGCAAGTAGTGTGGGGAAATATTACGATGATCTACACAGGTTAAATTCCCTAAAAGAAATTTCCGATCCTACAAAAGAAACAGTATTAGAATCAGAGCATATTAAAGCAATTTGGCTAGCACTTAATGCCAGTTATGCACTAGAAGCATTCCGTTTCATGGTCAGTTTTGCAACCAGTTTAGCCATGGTTGAAAACAAAATCTTTATAGGCAATGGCAATATTATCAGCTTAATTTTACAAGACGAGTTATTACACAAAGAATGGACCGCTTGGATAATCAATCAAGTTGTCAAAGAAGATCCAAGATTTCAAGCAGCAAAAATTCAATGCGAAAATGAAGTCTATGGCATGTATATGGATGTAATAAACGAAGAAAAAGCTTGGGCAGACTATTTGTTCCAAAAAGGACCTGTAATCGGCCTTAATTCGTCGGTGCTAAAGGATTTTATTGACTACACCGCAGCGGATTCGTTGAAACAGATCGGTATTAAATATCATTTACCGGCACCAAAAACCACGCCTATCCCTTGGTTCAATAAACATGTTTCAACAGATAAAAAACAAAGTGCACTGCAAGAAACAGAAAGCACTAATTATGTATTAGGCGTTTTGAGTGATCAATTAGATTATAATCGATTACCAGCTTTATAAAACAACAAGGAGAAAACATGACAGACACAATTATGTGGAGTAAGTACAATTGTAGCTATTGTGATCAAGCAAAGAAATTGCTGCAAGCACATGATATTAAATTTGAAGAAAGAAAAATCGGAGATGGTTGGACCAAAGAAGAACTTTTAGAAGCCATACCCACAGCACGGACAGTACCGCAGATTATTGTTAATGGTCAATACATCGGTGGATATACTGAACTCAGAACATTCCTTACTGAAAAAGCGGAGTAAACATGTTATTAAGAAAATCTCTCGAAGGATCTGTTGTCACACTAAAATTGACATCAGGTGAAGAACTAGTAGCAAGACTACAAGAAAAAACTGCCACCGGTTATCGTGTTGTTAAACCCATGGTTTTAACAATGGGTCCTAAGGGCATCGGTCTTATGCCTTACTTGATTACTGCTAATATGGAAGAAGATTTGGAAATTTCCAGTCATGTGGTTGCCGTAGCAGTGGCCACTGACAAAGAACCCTCTGATCAATATATTCAAAGCACCACTGGTATTAAAATGGTTTAATTTAGTACTCCATAAATATCTTTATGGAGTCTTGTTTTACTGTTTGGGTTAACGGAGAGCTAGTTACAGTCAATGACTATAAGCTGATTCCCAGTAATTTTGATTTTGTAGTTGAGTTTAGACCAGCTATACCGCCTCCGCCACACACTGAACAACAACATGATGAGATTCATCAGTGGCAGAAAAAATTTCAACTCTTATTAGAAAGGGAAAAACAATGCCAGCAGTAGCCAGAGTTTCGGACAAAGGAGTACCACATTGCAGTGGTTTTTCAATATTAACTGGAAGTTCAGATGTCTTTGTTAATGGTCGCCCAGTGGCATTTTCAGGTAGTAAATCAAGTCCCCATTTAACCCCCAGTAGACGATGTTATACGCATACCAGCACAGTGGTAGCTAATCCACGAAATGTCTTTGTCAATGGTAGGCCTATTGCCTGTGTGGGAGATAAATTGACAATGTGTACTGCTATAGCTACCGGCAGTTCAGATGTTTTTGTTTTATAATCTATGACGCAACTGACCAGTTTACAGTTAATCGCCGGAGCTTATTTGGCTAATAACAGCGGTATACAATTGAATTCTGCACTGAGTAATAATCTCAGCAGTTATGACAGTACCACTGTAATAGACTCATTGAAACAGGTCTATTCCAATATTGGTGTATTAGATGCTGCCACAATCTCCAGTCTTACTGTTTTGGGTGCCAATATCTGTCCGGCCTTATCTGATACCACCCCTAATGCTTATGCTGCAAATATTGGTTTGTTTTTTGGTAATGCGGCACTAGGCAACAGTACACAGGGCTTTTCTGGTCTAGTAGCCAATGTTGGAAATACTTTTTTAGGCAATGGCGACGACAGTATTTTTACACAGATTTTTTCCAGTGCACAGGGCTACATAATTTCCACTAATAACTACATTCTCAGCACCAAGAACAGCAATAGTTGGTTATCTCAATCATTTACTAATATGAATAACTTGATTACAGGTAGCCTTAGCGAAGTCAATTTGGCTTTCTCTGCTTTTGGTAGTGACTTGGCTCGTTGCGGTCAATTAATTAATTTAGCTAATATAGATAATTTTGGTAGTCCGTTGGCTCTATGTCAACAGTTGGATAATATTGCTGCAGTGACACCTACTATTAATTTTGGATTGTCTGCAGCAGGGTATGATATAGATGTTGTAACAAATCCTCCTACCACATTGCAGGCCTACCTACAGTTAGAAAAGACACTCTATGAAATATTCACACAGATCAAAGGAACAGATTTAGCGCAGGTCTTGGACATACTAGATGTCACTACAGCCAATATTACAACCATGGCTGATTTACTGAATATCATTAAAATCTTCCCTAACAGTTACAGTAGTCTTACAGTCAAAACAGTAGAAGGGCTGAGAGGCTTATATATCCCCGGAACTCAGACCATTAACAGTTTATTAAAAACAGAATTGCCCAGTTATGTGTTAGAACGATTCGCTGAATTAAGTGTAGCTATACCAGCCGACCAGGCCTTGGCCTGTCAATCTTTTAGAGCAAGTTTACTGCAAATTAAAAACATTAAAAACATCTCCTTGCCACAGCTAGCAGCGGCCTTTTCTAGTTGTGAAACCACACGGGATTTGCCATTAATTAACGATTTGACCGAACCTGTTCCGCAATCTGTCATTGATTATTATAGCAATACATTCGAAACTGGCTCAGGTGTGGACGGAACCCTAGTCATAGGCGATGTCATTGGTGTATCGGCGGGATTTAATTTTACTGATAGTTTTGCAAATACCACTAGCATTATCGACACCATGACCAATGCAGGTTCGTTGGCTAATCTCATAACGGTCTACAATAGAATGGCCAACACAGTCAGTGGTGTCTACGGTGATCCCACTGTCGGTCCGGTTGTTATTCCATCAGGCATTGCAGCAGGAACATATACCAATGGCAATGATGCATTTAATACCGGTTTATTACCCAATGCACAATCTATTATCACTACAGTTGTCTCAACGAATCCATCGCAGACCAGCCAATTAAATAGTCTATGGGTCAACATGGCTGCTAACTTAGTTAATCAAATTGACAATGTAATTAGTGCAAATATTGACATAGGTAATCTGATTGCAAATCAGCGCAGTTCAGTTTTAAGTTTTGTTTCCGATTTGCCGAGCTTTGGTGTTGATACACAGAAATTCGGCACAAGAGAGTATATTGAATCAATTGCTGACTTGAGTTCTTTAGGAGGACAAGCTATAATAGGCTGTATGCGCGAAGGCAAGAATAACCTTTTGTTAAGCGAATTGGGAATTGGTATAGACTTAACTGTACCTAGTGTGCCTACACAAGCACCAATACAAGCCAATCTCTTGCCCAGCAACTACACTGAATCACAGGCTGCAAATCTAGTAATCACCTAGGAGATTGCAATGACTTATATCTTGGTCACAGAAGATGGTAAATTCATGAAGTTTTACCTAAAAGAAGTTGCATTGATATACAAAATGATCTACGGTGGGGAGATCGTTAGAAGTTCGGACTTAGATAAATCCAAACTAGATCTCATGTTCAGTGACTAAAATTTTCGCAAAATAACAACAAAATGGGTTGACAGTAAAAGGTTGTTTCTCTACAATATTGGTACAGTAAACAAAACGGAGCTAGAAATGCAAGTTGCTGTTTATCAGTCTCAGTCCTACTTTGTTATTTCCACTATGGGCGAAAGCATCGAATTGGCCCCCACCCCTCATGGTGCGGGATCGTTTATTGTTCATCGAGATTTCATCAAGATAATTGGCGAGTGGGTGGCACCCTGTACAAAATAAACGGTTGACAAATAATTCGAATTGCGCTATAATAGCATCATACAGTAACAAAACGGAGTCAAAGATGAGCTTTAACTTCCCCTGCGCTGAAGAGCAACAGCAGTTCATGCAATACAAAGGCTTCATCAAGAACAACAATGGGCTCTTTAAGAGCGTCAAGCAGGCCAACTTCTTGTTCGGTCAGATAACCCGCGCGTTCGACCGTGTTTGGACCCGTGGCGAATTCCTGAACAACTTCGGAGTTGAGGTTGCCCCAGACCAGGTAGCGTTCACTGTGACTGCTCACACTCAGTGGGCCAGCTACGGTGCTCGCAGTATAGTCCCCTTGTTGTACATCTTTGTCCTGGACCGTGCGGGTGTGGTGGCCCACTACAAAATGGGCGGCAACGGCAACCTCCGTGATGGGTGGAGTCCCAGCAAAGACAAGCTGGCCCTGATGTGGCAGCGAGCAGCCGACACCGTGTTGCCCCGAGTCCAGGAGACTCAGGCAGAGCCTGTTCGCACCAGCGAATGGCTGGGCCAGCCTGGTGACAAGATCACTACTGAACTTCGTCTGGTTCGCAGTCGCGACATGGGCTACTCACGCTTCGGTCCCATGTTTCTCAGCGTGTTTGAGGATGACAACGGCAATGTTGTCAATGTCTGGAAGAACTTGGAGCTCAACCAGGGTGATCGTGTGCGTGTCACCGGCACGGTCAAGGCTGCGGACATGTATCAAGACCGTAAACAGACCACGCTGACCCGTGTAAAGGCTATTCAATAATGTCCTTAATTTCTAAATCCCATATTGTTAATATCGACAATATGGGAAATAATCTAGTTGGAATATTTCATAGATTCGCATTGTTTACCATTGGCGCTGCCACTGCATGGTCAGCAGGATGGGAATTTTTTGCCATCTTCCAAAAGCATCATGCCACGGTAGCTGATTTATTGTTGATGTTCATTTATTTAGAAATAGGTGCTATGGTTGGCATATATTTTAAGACCAATCATATGCCCGTGAGATTTTTGGTTTATATTGCTATCACTGCGATCACGAGATACATTGTTGATCTTGTGGCTGCACATGACAAGCTCTGGGAGATTGTTGCGATGAGTGGCAGTATTCTTATTTTAGCATTGGCAGTTTTATTGGTAAGAATGGCCAGTGCCAGATTTCCTAGTAGTGCACGACAAGACGACATTGTGTAATATATGAAAATATTCTTAGCTTATTGGTGTAATGAAGGGTTTGAATACCTCGGCGATATAACAGAATACGAACATTGGGAAAAGCGTAATCTTGTTGAAATACTCAGTGATCGTAAGCCCACTGCCAATCCCATTCATCGAATGATTTCAACAGTGCAGTTAAGAGCTACATTTAATCCGCAGAGGAATTACGAGCTCTATGTTTTTTCTGCTGACAATGATTGTCAATTGTCAGATATCAAGGAGTGGGCCGATACAGATCCTCAAAGTCTAGTTGATTGGGTTCGAATCAACGGGCTATGTCAGTACAGTGACAGACAGAAAGAATTTACCAACAGGATTAAATAATGGAATACCGCTATTTTAATATCATGCTGCCCAATGGCCATTTCGTTAAATTGTTATTTAAACAATATGAAAATAATGGAGATTGGATCTGTCAGATGACTGAACAATTTATGAATGACTTAAACACACTATTGCCAATCAGTGATCATGAACTATCGTACAACAATGACTAGGAATAAACAATGACAAACGAAAATGGTAAAAATATCAAGGATATTCTAGCTGACTATGCCGATACTTTTAACGAAGTCATGGATCAATTGGAAATCGAGCAAGAAGAATATTGGAACAGTCTCAGCAAAGAACAGCAGTTGAATGCTTTCTGTGCTGTGGCAAGACGAATTTATAAAGGTGACATTGAGCTCAACGGCTCCTATCGTTATGTCTTGTATGAAGTATTCGGATTTGGCCCAGAGGCCTATGCACCAGCGCAAATGGCCGGGTATCTAGAGATCCACAATGCAATTTTTACTGCCAGCCAAGAGCGTAAATTGCTAGAAGATTTTGCTAAATTCAATGGACTAACTGAAGAATCCGTAGGAAATTACTATAAAAATCGTCTGTAAATGATTTGACCAAAATTGCGCTCGATGCTATAATATTGGTATAGT